TGACGAATTTGTTGACAATGAAACATACGAAAGAAAATTTTTTAACAGTCAATTACGGTCAAGAAATATTCCTGAAGGAGCAAATCCAACACCAATAACACTTCAAACTGCTAGCTGGAAAGCCACTGGTGCTCAAGACTGGCGAGTGAGATTAAGTATACCACCAGGAATAAGTTTTGGACCTTTACATCGCAGTATTGCTCGTACAAATGGATTAATTTGGCCGTATACTCCTACAGTTTCGTTAGGTACATTTGCTGCTTACTCAGAACAAACGCCTACACACGCACTATATCCATATGTTGTTTACCAAAACAGCGGAGTAAGTGATATTAGTATTTCGGGCACTTTTACTTGTCAAACAGAAAGAGAAGCAGATTACATAATTGCTGCACAGCAGTACCTTAAAACAGTAACTAAAAGTGCATATGCAAATAGTGCATTCCAAGGTTCACCGCCTCCGGTTGTAACTTTAACTGGTTACGGACGGCATGTGCTTCCAAATGTGCCAGTCGTAGTAAAACAATGGAACATTAGTTTGCCTTCAGATGTAGATTACATACAATCTAGTGTAGGTGCATATGCACCTACAAAATGTGAAATAACAGCTAATATGCAAATTGCAATTAGCAGAGGCAAATCACAAACATTTAGTCTACAAGGTTTCGCTGCAGGCGCATTAGATGGATTCTTATAATGACTACAAAATATGATTCACCAGACTATAGCAGAGCTAGTCCTTATTTTAAAACCGACATACAAAATGATTTGTATTTAGATATTTTAAAAATTAGGCCAGTGCCAGCAAGAGCAAACGATGTGCTTTACAAAATCGAACCCCAATACACACATAGGCCGGATTTGTTAGCATATGATTTGTATAAAGAACGAGCTTTATGGTGGGTTTTTGCACAAAGAAATCTAAATGTTATTAGAGACCCTGTTTATGATCTCGAAGCTGGTGTAGAAATATATTTGCCTCAAGCAAAATATTTAAAGGAACTGCTGTAATGCCTACTTTTAATATTGATGCAACACTTGCTAACGGCGGAGAAAGCACAAGAGAAAACACAGATACTCCAGTAAGCGATACTAGCTGGCGTACTTGGGTAGATAATCCTTTATCACCTGATGAATTCTTTTATCTTCGTGAGCCTAATAGAGCAGCAGGCGCCGGCGGAAATAAAAATCCAACACCGAATGGCGGCGGCACAGGTGCAACTGCTGGCGGAAAAAATCCATTACATAAATTTGCTTCTTATTCTTGGATGTGGTCTTTATGTTGTTTGTCTAAAGGACAGACAAATTTTCCCGATTCGATAAAAGGGCAATTTAAAGCAGGTATACCGGTAGCTGTTGATATGGGAGCAAGTGATTATCATTTTGACTCTATGCGAATTCAAGGTATTGCTGCGCCAAATGCGCATATTAGAAACACTCATTCTATAAGTTTTGATTTTGATATATTTGAACCGTATAGTTTAGGTAATTTTATTGAAGACTTAGATAAAGCAGCAAGAGCGCAGGGCTGGGCTAACTATTCAGATGCTGGATGGATGCTAGGTTTAAAGTTTGATGGCTGGGACGATCAGGGTCGCCCTGGAACTGTAGGACCATTTAATTTTGTTGTAAAATTAATTAACGCAAAATTTAAATATACCGAGGGCGGCACAATGTATCAGTGTCAAGCAATAGCATGGAATGATCAAGCATGGAATGATGAAAACGCTACTCTTAAGACCAATGGTACACTTGTTGGAGACAAACTTAAAGATATCTGTTTTTATGGACAAAATAGTTTAACTGCTTTGCTAAATTCCCAAGAATTGAAAAAACAAGAAAAAGGTTTGATTGCTGAAGGCGATCAATATTACATAGTATTTCCTGATACAAAAACAAGTGCTGAAGAATCAGCAGTATTAACAGCACTTTCGTCGCCAGGCGCGGCTGAATTTGCAGTAAAGTGGTTAGAAGATTGGGATAAGGAAAGAGGTATAGGAAGTTTAAGCGCTGCTGAAAATTCAACAGGAGATGCACAAGCTTATAAAGCGTTTGACGACTGGGTAGCACAAAATAAACAATACAATCTTAGTGGTAACAAAGGTACTAATTCAAGAGGTCCTGTAATTTATAATTTTTATAAAGATAACTGCAACAAGATAGGCGAGTCAACATTAAGTAAAACACCTTTTGATAGAAAAGTCAATAAAATGGGACCTGTTCGCAATACACGAACTGATGAAAATTACGACATTTTTCAAAATAGATTTAATTTATTAGATCATGATTCTTTCAGTATTAAGTGTGAAACAGGTAATAGAATTATTGATATATTAGAAGAACTAATTTTAGCCAGTGAATACGGTCGAAACGAAGGAGTCAACGGCAAACCTGATGAAAATAACAAAGTTAATTGGTATAAAATACAGTGCTTTGTGTTAGCAGAAAGCAGTGCTAAAGAACCTGAAAGCGGGCGTACTGCTAAAACATATATCTATAGGGTTATCGAACACAAAGCAGCATTAAACAGATTTGCAGCGCCTGGAAGTATAGGCAAAGGGGGAGGATCTCCTGCTAGGATTTATAATTACATTTACACTGGCTTAAACAATGATGTTCTTAAATTAGATTTAGATTTTAATTATTCATTCTTTGCGCCGATTACGTCAGATATGGGACACAACGAAGCAACAGCCGCATTAGGTACACCAGGATTGCAACACCCTAAAGGTGCAGATGTATTAATGAAATCAGTAATAGGCTCGCCACCTAGCTCTCCAGACGAAATAACGCAAACTCAAAGTCTTCCGCAAAGATCTAAAATGACTATAGGTACACCTAAACATACAGAATCTATAGCTAACAGAGACTGGCACAACATATTAATGAATTCAGATATTGATTTGCTAAACATAGAAATGGATATACACGGCGATCCAGTTTATTTGCAGTCAAACGGATGCGGCAATTATATTGCTGGCAGCGACGGAAATTTAACAAAAGACGGAGATCTTGAGTATATAAACAGTGAAGCGGATATTCAAATAAACTTTGAAACACCTTATGATTTAGGTGTTCCGTGGACAACACCCGGACAGTACAGATTTACAGGATTCTATCAGGTAGTAAAAGTGCAGAGTACATTTACAAAATCAGAAGGATTTAAACAAACACTTAGCTGTATTCGTTACAGACAGCAAGGCGAAGGCACTAGTACTCCAATGTATGAACCAGGCGGCGAATTAATATCAGATGTAAAAGAATACAGGGAATAACAGTAAATGAGACCAGAATTAAATCAAGGAACATCAGGTGTAACCCGCAATACACGTACTTCTATGGCCGGCGGCGCTGGAACAAGTACGGGTATATATATTGGTCGAGTTGCAAATAATATCGATCCGCAGAGAATGGGTTATTGCGAAGTTGAAATTTTACCTAATAGTAAGCAAGGTACAACAGCAGGCGATGACACTCAAACTATTATTGCAAGATATACTTCACCTTTTGCAGGCCAAACTAATTATACCGCTAGCGGAAAGCAAAGTACCTATGCAGAATCACAAACATCATATGGATTTTGGGCAGTACCGCCTGACGTAGGTGTATTGTGCGTGGTTGTAGTTGCTGAAGGCGGCGACGGCGAAGGATTCATAGTTGGCTACATGCATGACGAATATATGAATCAAAATTTGTTTAACAACCTTGAGTCTAATTTTAACAAAAAAGACGTAGGACCATCACGAGCATTTTCGGGTCCTGATGATGCTGCTGCTATTGCTGAGTGGGATGCTGCTGTTGATCGTAAAAAGCGAGGTAAAAATAATGAGATAAAAACTCTTTGGGGAATGCAAACTAGAGAAGATAGAGAAATTTTTGCAGGTACAATGGACCATTTTGAGTTTTCATCGGCAATAACAAGCGGCGCTAGAAGAGACACTCCGTCTAATGTGTACGGGTGGAGTTCACCAGGCCCGCCAGCCGTAATGGATAATGCTCCTAGATCTAACAAGGTTTTTAACCAAAAAGTAGGGGAAGATGTAAATCCTGTACCTAAAATGCGTATGGGCGGAACTAACATTGTTATGGACGACGGAATGCTAGGATTTACTAGCGCAAGATTTCCGTGGGACGGACATAGAGATTATAAAGGCACAAAGCCTGATATAACAGATTATAATTCAAAAGCAGAGAGTCAATGGGACGGAGATCACTCTAACTTAAAAGACACTTATCTACATGAACAATTTCGTATTACAACACGAACGGGTCACAGAATTATCATGCACAATTCAGAAGACTTTATTCATATAATGCACGGCAGTGGTATGTCTTGGATTCACATGTCACCTAATGGAAAAATAGATGTGTTTGCAAAAGATGGAATACACATGGCAAGCCAAAGCCAAGAAGGTTCTCCTGAGGAAGACGGTCAAGCGCAAATTAATTTACATGCATGTCAAGTAAATGTAGAAGCACAAGATATTAACTTTTCTGCGCATCGTAAGCTTTATATGGAACAAAGAAAAGATTTAGGTTTTGGTTCTGATGGTAAGCACAGAGGAGCAGGTCAACGCCAATTTGCTCTCGAAGTTAAAGATGGTAGAATGGAAATTCTAACAACTAACGGTTTTGGAATTTCAACATTTAAAGGATCAAGTTTAGTTAGGGCAGATAATTTATATCAAGGAAATCTACAGTTTCATATGGAAAATAGAAAAGATAATTTTATTGTAAAATGTTTTCCGTTTCAACCGACTAACTTAGGGGAAACTGAACCAGATTTAGAAGGAAAAACCTCAACTATAGATGCATATTGTCATCCTGAAGGACCTGATTTTGATGATGTAGGCGGCCACAACAGATCTAAATCTTATTATGACCTGGCTGGTGAAAACGAAATTACAACAGACGAAAACGGTCGAATAGTAGAAAAACTTAAGAAATGGAGTACTGATGAATTTAGAGGACCGTATCTTGAATTAATAGGAACTAAGTTACAAAAGGAGATAGGCACTGGAGCCAAGGAGTGCACTGACGAAGCTCCAGGCGGCCCACAAGATGGGTCAGGCACTGACGAAGTCGGAGCAGTTATTAATAGAGTGCGATTAGCTACAACAGGACCCCACGAATTCTATCAAACATGGCCGTTGATTTCGAACACACCTAACAAAAAGGGTGAAGGCGAACAAGGTGGTCGTGGTAGTTGGAATACAAAACCAGTTAAAAAATATGAAAAATCAGAAAATTGGCCTGAGGGATATTACAAAGATCCTACATTTACTGTAATAAAAACAAATCTAGGAAGAATGCCTGCTGGGCATCCGTGGCGACATGAAGAGTCAATGAATAATCATTTATTCCATCCGCCGTTGACTACATGGGGGAAACAACAAGAACACGACTTATGGTATTCAGGATTAGAAGTTACAACTAGTAATTTCAGTATTCCGCCTGAAGGTTACCAGTCAGCAGATCATATAGACTGTAGAGAATATATTATTAAAGATAGGAAAGTTATATAATGTCTCGTATAGAAAAAAAGATATACAAAGAAGTTATTATACCTACTTCAAAGAAGCAAAGTTATGGTTTGCCTACGCAAAGCTATAAGGGTTTTTCAACTACAAGTCCTTCTAAAAGATCAACTAAAGTTTTTGATTTAGAATGCATTAGACAAGATATTATTAATCACTTTCATATAAGGCAGGGCGAAAAGTTGTCAGATCCTGAGTTTGGTACAATTATATGGGATGTGTTGTTTGACCCACTAACAGATAGATTAAAAGAAGCTATTGCGGAAGATGTTACAGAAATTATAAACTATGATCCTAGAGTAAATGCTGACAAAATAATTGTAGATTCTTACGAACATGGCATTCAAATTACCTGTAACATTACCTATGTTCCTTACGATGTATCAGAATATTTGCAGCTTAGATTTGATAATAGAGCTGGTTATTTAATACCTACAACAAACGATTATTCAGAACAAAGATCATATTAAAAGTTTAGTACGCATTTTATATTAGCATAAATACCTTATATATTTGAAGGTTTTTATACATGTCTAATACTGATCGGCAAAATAGGCTATTAGTAGCTGAAGATTGGAAGCGTATCTACCAAAGCTTTAGAAATGCTGAATTTCTTTCCTATGATTTTGATAATTTACGAAGAACGATGATTACGTACTTGCGACGTAATTATCCTGAAGATTTTAATGATTATATTGAGTCTAGTGAATATATTGCTTTAATTGATTTAATAGCATTCTTAGGACAGAATTTCTCGTTTAGAACAGATTTAAACGCTCGAGAAAACTTTCTTGAAACAGCAGAAAGACGTGAAAGCGTGCTACGGTTGGCTAGGCTTCTTAGTTATCAACCTAAACGTGTAATACCTGTAAACGGGCTATTAAAAATTATTTCAGTAACAACTTCTGAAGACGTTAGAGATGAAAATAATTTAAATATATCTGGAACAAATATTAGATTTAATGATTCCCAAGATGTCGGCTGGAAAAGTAAATTTACAAGAATATTAAATGCAGCACTTCCGTATGAAGCCAGTATAGGTAATCCATTACAAGAAGAAACAATTAATGGTATCTTAACCCAACAATATAGATTTAATAGTGCAAATGTAGGTTTACCTATTTTTCCTTTTACCCGTCCGATAAATGGCATAAACAGACCCTTCGAAATTGTAAGTACTGGAATAGAAAATGGTTCTATAGTAGAAGAAGCTCCGTTTAACGGAAACAAATTTGCAATTCTATATCGATCAGATGGTAGAGGAAATCAAAGTGAAAATACAGGTTACTTTATGCACTTTAGGCAAGGAACACTCATAAATGGAGATTTTACACTTAATGAAGGTAACAGTAATCAAGTAGTAGCTATTGACGATACAAATGTTAATGAATCAGACGTTTGGCTGTACTCGTTAGATGCACAAAACAATGAAGACGAAGAATGGACAAAAGTTGTTTCTACTGAAGGAAATAATGTAATATATAATAACTTAAATAAAAATGATAAAAATGTTTTCAGTGTGTTAACTAGATTAGAAGACAGAATTAGTTTGGTTTTCGGAGACGGAACTTTTGGTAATATTCCATTAGGAAAATTTAGAGCGTATTTTAGAGTATCTAGTCCAGATGTAGGCTCTTTAGATCCAGAAGAACTTTCAGCTATTAGTTTAAATATTCCGTACATAAGTAAGTTTGGTAAAGAAGAGACACTTAACATTCAATGCCAATTGCCTAATACTATAAACAATGGTTCTAGTTCTGAGTCTAATGAAAGTATAAAAACTAACGCTCCGGCAAATTACTATACACAAAATAGAATGATTACAGCTGAAGATTATCAGTTAGCACCTATTACAAGGAACCCGGACATTGTAAAAGTTAAAAGTGTAAACAGAATAAGTAGTGGTATTAGTAGATATTTTGATCTATTAGACAGTACAGGAAAATACAGTAAAACAAATTTATACGGTAATGATGGTATTCTAACAAAAGAATTACTACAATTTAAAGAAAAATTCTCTTGGCAAACAAGAACTGATATTGCCGGTGCGATAATAAATGTTGTGCAGCCTGTGCTAGCAAATAAAAATTTACAAAACTTTTACTACAGCGAATATACAAAAATAAAAGTAAATGACTTTAACAATTTTTGGACAAGTGTATCTAGTAGTACGAATCAAAATACAGGTTATTTTAATGACCTTGGCGGCCAATTACAATTGCTAG